CCATTATTTTTATTTGACCCTTATAGTGGTTCGGGCTCAACAATGGTTGCTTCTCACCAACTTAAACGTAAATGTTACGGAATGGAATTAGACCCTAAGTATTGCGATGTAATAGTAAAGCGAATGATTACTTTAGACCCTACTTTAACAATTAAACGTAACGGAGTTGATGTAACTAACGAATGGAAATAATATGGCTTACAATACAGAGGAATTATTTAAAACTGCAATAGAGCAGATAAAGAAAAACAGATTAATATTTATTGAAGATATTATTGCTTTTTTGCCATGTAGAAAATCTACATTTTACGAACATTTTCCGAACGATTCGGACTACTATAAAAGGATGTTCGAGGAATTAGAGCAAAACCGCACCGAATTAAAGGTGTCAATGCGTTCAAAATGGTATAAATCCAACAGCCCAGCTTTGCAAATGGCTTTAATGAAGTTAATCGGTAATCAGGAAGAGTTAAGGAGGTTATCAATGCAACATATCGAGCAAAAACAAACCAACATTGATTTATCTGGGTTAACAACTGAGGAAATTAAGGATTTACTAAATGAATAAAAAAGAGGCTATAAAGGAACTACTAAGAGCGGAACTCTCAAGAAGAAATTTTTGGGAGTTTTGCTTATTTTACGAACCTGATTTCTTCAAGAAAAGAGCCTTTTTAAAAGTTGTTGCTGATGCTTTTCAAGAGATTGAAGAGGGAAAAATAAACAGCCTAAGCGTATCAATGCCACCAAGAGCTGGAAAATCGTACATAACGACCTTATTTTGCGCGTGGACTTTAGGGCGAAATCCACAAGAGAGTGTAATGCGTAATACTTGTACGGCTACTTTGTATTTGAAATTTAGCTATGATGTTAGAAACGTACTAAAATCCGATAAATTTCAAAAGGTATTTTCGAATGTAAATTTATCCGATGATAAAGCAAATTTGCAAGGGTGGAATACAAACCAGTCAAAACAAGTTGGTTATTTCGGAGCTGGTGTAGGTGGTACGATTATCGGATTTGGAGCGACAAAGTTAGCGGTTACAGATGACTTGTATAGAGGTATGGAAGATGCGCTATCTGATACGGTAAACGATAAGATTTTGGCATGGAAAGAAGCTACCCACGATAGTAGGCTAGAAAAAAATTGCCGAAAAATTGATATTGGTACGCGCTGGAGTATTAACGACGTTATAGGGCGAAATATCGAGAAAAATCTGTATGATAAAAGTATAATCATCCCAGCAATTAACGAAAACGGCGAAACGTTTTGCGAGGACGTAATGAGCACCGCACAATATGAAGAAATGAGAGGGAGGATAAATAAAGATACATGGTTGGCGGAATACATGCAACAGCCTGTTGACTTACAAGGTAGATTATTTTCAAACCTTAAAATGATGCCAAATAGCGAATTTGAGCAAATTAAATCTAAAGTTGAAGGTTATGTTGGTTATATTGATGTAAGTGACCAAGGGAGCGATTATACAGCCTTAGCAATTGGCGGAATAATAGGAAATGAAGTATTTATTGTTGATTACGTATTTACCCGAGATAATACAGATATTACAATTCCTTTATGCGCCGAACTATTGAACCGATACGATGTTAGATACTGTAGGGTAGAAAGTAATAGCATGGGCGCGATGTTTAGCCGAAATTTGCAAAAAGAAACAAAATGTAAATTGTTACAAGTTCATAATACTAAGAATAAGATTACAAGGATAATAATGGAAAGTGCCTTTATAATTAACAAATTTACATTTGTAGAGCAAAACAAAACAGATTACCATTTATTCATGCAAAATGTACTTTCTTTTTCAAAAGAGGGTAAAAATAAACATGATGATGCGCCAGACTGTTTAGCAGGTTTATCAATCCTAATTAAATCATTGTTTAAAAACGTTAATTAGTTGGTTGAGGTGGTTTAACTTCAATCGTGCTAGTAATTGCGTTTGCTTGTTCCCTCGTAATTCCAAAGGAAATTATTAAGATTTCCGTAGCACTTTGAGGGCTTAAAATACCTTCGCTAATAGCCTGTGCAACTTGTACCATTGAAGTAACCTGAGCACCATTTAATGATTGAACTGGTGTACCCTGTTCCTCCTTAACTGGGTAGCCTAATTCATTACGAGCTTCAGCACTATCAATTACACCGTTTTGTACCAACGATAAAACAACATCCGTTTTCGATTTCTCATCATTTTGCAGAATAGCAACATGACTAAAATCAGGCTTTAAGTATAAACCTTCTTTAAGCAATCCTAATTGTTGGCTTAAGCTGTCGTACATTTGTGTTACTTCGGGGATTATAGTGTCTTGATAAGCCATTCTCATACCCTGTTCAAGATTACTCATAATACTATCTGTAGGGTTTGAAAACACGTATTTGTTTAATCCATAAGCGTCGATTATAGCTTGTTTATCCTCATTCAATTCCTCAAATAACATTAAATCCTTAGTAGGGTAGGACATAGGCGTCCAAGTAACATCCGCTTCAGTCATAACCAATTTATCCTTATTCCTAGATACCCAGTCTTTTTGTATTTCGTTTCTTTCTTCGGGTGTCATAGGTAAAGAACCGCCCATATCCGATTTCTTACTTGATAAAATACCGATAGCGCCCATGTTTTCAAGTATAACATTTCGTTTATTGTAGGTGGCCATAATATTGGACAAAGGGTATTTTAACGTATTTATCCTATTTTCTGGATTGATTAAGTTGATACCGTCGGGGGTATTCATGTATATCATATCTTTCAACTCGATATTTTCATGCTTATTGTTATCATAATAAAATTGGTAATTCTTAATTAATCCCTCTTTATCCAGTTGATTTAAAAATTTCCCAGTACCAACAATTTTAATTTTATTGCTTGGTAATGGAAGCATTAAATTACGAATATCAAACGAACGAACAGGGCAATAGGCAAATGAATTATTAAATAATCCGTCGTTAACAGCTAAAGAATACATAACATCCGACCAGCTTTGCATAGGATTAGGATTGTTGATTAAATCTAATACCCAATGGCTTTCAATTATGTTTCCCTCTTTGTCGCAAAGTACGGGTTTTCCATTACTCATCATTATAGCGCGTTTATTGATCACAGCGCGTAATTCAGGAATAGTTAAATACAAATCATACGGTGTACTAGTATCTACCCATTTTGCTTTTGTATTTCCCCAAAATTGGTTACTGGTTTGCATCATTCTATGTATGTTGTCAGTTGCTCCACTAGACCAACCAAATAAACTACTCCAAAAATTATTTTTCATTATTTAAAAGTTTTTCGTAAAATTACGTATTTTTACGTAAATTTGTACGCAAACATAAAATAAATGAATAGAAATTTAAATCAATATACGACTAAAACACTATCCGAGATAAAAGATTTATCACTTGGTAAGCGTGAAGTTGCTATGTATTTAAGCAAATTCGGGGTGTTAGATAGCGATAACGACATTATAATGAAAGGTGCTTTTAAGCGTAGTTTAGCCGATAGGGGGGTGGATAGTGCAAGTAACAGGAAAATAGCTTTTCTACGTTATCACGACTGGCAACATCAAATCGGTAAGTTTATCCGATTGGAAGAGGACGATTTAGGTTTATTTGCGGTGGGTAAGTTATCAACATCCACTAAGGGCGAAGATGCTTTACGAGATTACGAAGAGGGTATTATAAAGGAACACTCAATCGGATTTCAATATTTAACTGATAATATTAGAAAAGTTGGCGACAATTTTGAGATATTCGAGGTTAAGCTATTCGAAGGTTCTGCGGTTACTTTTGGCGCAAATGAATATACTGAAGTTCTAAGCGTTGGAAAATCAGAAAATAAAATTGAATTAGTTGAAAAAACAGCCAAAGAAATTGAAATTGTTACTAAAGCATTAATAAATGGCAAAGGTACAGATGAACGCCTTTACAATTTAGAAATGAAATTAAAATACTTAAATTCTCGATTAGTTGACCTTGCAATGATGCCAACGGTTACAAGTCCCAAAGCCGAAAGCATCGAGCAAATCAATGTAAAATCACAGTTTAATTGGGACAAGCTAAATAATTTATTGTAAAACTTAAAATTTAAAAAAAATGAGTGAATTAACACCAGAGCAAGTAATTGCCAAATTTGAAGCAAAAATCGGCGAAGCTACTAAGGGATTAGTTGGCGGTGCTGAATTAGAAGCTGTAAAAGACCAATTGAAATCTGTAAAAGAATTAGCGGAAAAAGACCAAACAGCAGAATTAAAGAGTAAATTTGCTGAATTAGAGGGCTCAATTAATGCTTTAAAAGAAGCATCAAAAGTCTCAAATCAAAAAGCAAAAACATTAGTAGGTATTTTATCCGAAAAATCTGCTGAAATTAAGGAGGCTTTAAAATCAAACAAAAAGTTTGAGTTAGAGATTAAGGCACAGCAAGACCCTAGCGACATCGGTACACGTACGGATTATGCTACTTTCTTGTCAGGTACTGTATTTAAGCCAGTAAGAGCGACAAGAATTATCGATTTATTCCGTAGAGTACCTGTATCAACTGAATACGTGAAATATCGTGAGGAAAATGTAGTAACTAGAGATGCGAAAGTGGTTGTGGCTTGTGCTACCTCAACAAGTAACACGAAGAAAACTTGGGTTACTAGAACGGTGCAAATTCAGAAAATCCGTGATTTCGTTGATGTATGTTTAGACATGATTGATGATTATGCGTTTGTAGCTTCTGAGGTTGAACAATTAGTTAACCAATCGGTTAAATTAAAGGAAGATAGCGAAATTTTATTGGGAGCTGGAGATATTTTATCTGTTGATGCTGTAGCTTCTGAGTTTGATCCAGCAAACGTTTTGGCACCTTATACGGG